GGCTTCGTCAAGTACCCACGTTGTAACTCCTTGCAAAGATTTTAAGTTTGCAGTCTGTGTTCCAGAACTTGTCTTTATTCCTTTGAATATTATTTTACTACCTGATTGCAAGTTTATTATTTCGTCTTTTGTTACAACAAATTGGTCTTGCATTTCCATTAACTCAATTTTTTCTATAAACTCTGGAATAATAGAAATGGATGCCGAAACCAAAGTATATCGTGTGAACAGTACAACGTGTCCGCTTTCCTTTGTAAGTAATAACAGGAAGGTTGTAACGCTGTAAGACTTGGACGAACCACGACCACCTGTTACAATAAAGTAACGTGAAGAACTTCCTAAATAACTAAACTTCGGGTTTATAACTATCAATTCGGAATAGGTCTTTTACATCAAAGTCGGAAACACTTAAATTAGTATCGGTTGTTTGTTTAGGCGCACCATAGCAACTATCCATAAGTGCTTTGTAAGCGTTTACGTCTCCTTTACCTGCCTTTAATAACATTGCTGAAGTTATTATTTGTTCTTGTGTCAAAATTTCTTGTTCGCCTGTTAAAACGTTCTTTTGACTTGACGCAAATTCTAATAACTCTTTTACAACTGTAGCTCGGTTCTTACTTCCTTTTGGTCTTCCGTTTGGATTTCTTACTTCGCCTTTTGTTGCAGGTTTTAAATTTTCATCGTTAGCCATTTCCTCTTATTTTTCTCTTATTACTTTGTTAATTTCATTCTGCGTTTTCCTTCTTAAATTTCTTAAAGGTTGTGTAATTTCTAAATGTTTAATATTGGTTACTATCCATTCTTTGTTTGCTCCTTTTTTATTTAAGTATTCTATTGCTTCAGTCAACCGCATTTTCTTCAGTCGTTACTTCTTCTGTTTGTTCTGGACTATATTCGTTATAAATTACTCGCAGCTTACTTACTAAATCACGCAAACAACTTGAACAGGTGCTAAAGGTTAATTTTTGGTTTAGTACTCTGTTGTTAATTGCTATTAGACTTGTTTGTTCGTCGCTTGTAAGTGTGTTCGTGTTTTGCTTAAAATAAGCGTCTAACGTGTTAAACTCGTCTTCTGTTAAACACAAAGGTTTTGCATACGGAAATAGTTTGTTTAACTTTTCTTTTCTCTCGTCACATCCGCAGTCTTCACCTGCAATAAATTTAACAAGTTTGTCTATTCCTGTTGCTTCTGTAATCTTTGCGATTGTATCGCCTAATCCTTTACTTTTCATTTTTTCTTTTTTATTAGTTCGTAATCTTGGTTTATAAAATCTTGGTAGTCTTCACCTACGTTATTTTTAATTCGTTTTTTACAAGTCTTAACCGTGTTAAATATACTTGTTACACTTATGTTTGTTTCTGCACTTATTTGTCTTAAACTTTTATTCGTGTTTTTGTATAACTCAAATAATTGTTTGTCGTACCAGTGCCAACTATCACACTCTAAATCTACGTTATTTAGCAAGTCGTTGTAAGCTTCGTTTTCTTCTGTGTTGTTTTCTTCTGCTAAATTATAAACATCGTCTAAAGGTATAAATTTAATTTTATTGTTTTTGTTCACGTGCTGAAGGAAAGTATTTTTTAAAGCTAACCACATATAACCTTTGCTTATGTTTCCGTCTTTAAATAGTTTTTCTTCGCTGCTCCATTTGTACAACATTATGTACGTTTCTTGTACAATGTCTTCAGCAAAAAAATATTCGCCAAATTGATTAACCATTTTAACCCATTCGTTATGATGCTTCGCAACTTTTGTTAACCATTCCAATTTTTAATTGTTTAGAATTTAAGCAAATGTATGATTAATTTTTCAACAATAAACAAACGTATTTATTAACAATTAGTTGTGTAGAACAAAAAAAGCGCAAACAATTAAGTCTGCGCCTACAAATAACAAAGTATAAACGCCATTAAAACGAGCGTCTATACAACTGTTATAAGCCATTTGAATCGTTTTCAATAAAACTTATAGGCGGAGAATCGAACGGTAAATCTTGGTAATAGTTTTTACCACATTTACAGCAAGTCCATATATCAATTTTTCCGTAAATACCATTTCGTTTCCAAAAATGCATACAGAACAAACGGCTTATAACAATAAATAACCGCCATTTTTTACGATAGTGTTTTATCCGAAGTTCATCATTGAAATTAAGTTCGTTGTATATCATAAGATTAGTTTTTAAAATTAAAAAACGAGCGGTTATTACTGAACGTTATTTATTTACGTAATAATCTATTTTTTTAAGCGTTGATAGTGAAACGTCTTTACCTTCTAAAAAGTTTGTAAGCTGGAAAAAGTGAAATTTGTTTCCTTTGTCCTGTATTTCTTTTACGATGCTGTTTCGTGTTTTTAACCTTAAAATATTTTTTACTTCAGTTCGTAACTGCTCGTCTTGTATGTACATATCAAAACGGTAAATCGTCGTTATCTTCTTCATACTGCTTAAACTGTTCTTCTTGAAAGTTAGCAACTATTCCTGAAATTTGTGGCTCATTTTTATTTATTTGTGGCTCATTCTTTACAAATGGTTCACTAAAACTTACTGAAAAGAATTTAACTCCTTTTGCTGAAGTTTTCATCCATAAAGCTATTTCCATATCCTTACCATTTACGTTTACTTTGCCTTTGTAGTCTGGATGGTTTTCCGCTTTTTTGTTGTCGTTCTTAAAAATTGCACCTGTGTTGTTTCTTGTTTCCATTTTTTATTTGTTTAGTTTATATTCGTGTTTTAGTCGCTCCAAGTAAAGAACAAAGTCCATTGCTTCTTCCTGTGCGTGTTGTAGCCATTCTAACGTGCTTAAATCAGTTCGTTCTAACGTTGTTTTGTATTTCTTCATTCCTGCTTCGGAACGTTCTTTAAATCGCGCCATAACGCTTAAAACGTTTTTGTCTTGTATTTGTATGTCCATAGTTAAAATTTACCTCGTCCTGTGAATATTTGACATTTTATTACTTCTTTGTTTATAAAACAAAAGTAGTTCCATAGTTTTTTAATTCGTGTTTTCATATTGCCCAAGTTATAAATTTTACAAAACCTATTATTGCAAAGGTGTAAACTATTAAAGTTAAAATAATTGCGATTGTTTTTTCTTTCATATTTTTATATTATTGTCGTTAATAAATTCGTTTAGTTTTTTCCTTACTTCAAACATTGCTTCGTTACCGTTGTATTTGTATTCGCTTCTTAACCAATTGTCAAACTCCGTAAGTGCTGAATAATAATTAATTCCGTTGGTTGCAAAGTCAAAATCTTCTTTGTCTTCAGGCAGGTTAAATTCAAGTATTGCTTTCATATTGTTTCGATTAAATTGTTAAAATAAATTCTTGCTTCTTCAACCTTGTTTTGTATTTCCCAAATTACTGTTTCATCTCGTTCAATTTTAAAAACTTTAACTTTTGTTGCGTCTGGAAGGTGGTCAAAGTTATGTTTCTTTTCTACGTATTCTCGTATTTCTGCATCTTCGTCAATTTTAAAATGTTTCCAGTGTTCCCTGCGTATTTCGTCTTCAACTATTTCTAACGGTGTGTTTACTAAACAATAACAAAGTAACGCTTCAGTCTTGCCTGTTAGCCACATATAGCCCTGTAATTGATAGTAGTAATCTTTTGTAGGTATTTCATCTTCAAAGAACGGAAAAGTATGTGCTTCGTAACTGCATTTTATGTCAAGTAAAATTTCATTCGTGTTTACGTCAGGTGTTCCTGTTATCCATTCGTTGTTAAAGTGTTCTTCGTTCTTAAATATAAACCCTAAACCTAAAACATCGTTTACTAAACTAATTGCTTCGTCTTCGCATTGTAAACCTTTGTCGGTGTATCTACTTGAAAATTCTTTTTTAATTCCGTATTTGTGTTCTAAAACAAGTTCTTGGATGTAACTCTTTGCGGTCTTGCTTAATATTTCGGTCTTGGTGCGTGGAGCGGTCATTAACCGCCCCAATGCTGAACAACGTATTTTCATACTTCTAACGTTTTTAATTGTGCAGGTGTTAAACTAAACTTTGTTGTTAGTTCTTCAACTGTATATTCTCCTTTGCTAATTGCGTCAATAGCTTTTTGAAAACGTGCGTTGTCTATTGCTTGTTTTTTAGGTTCGTGTTTTACTTGTTCTCCAGAAGCGTCCGTGTCTTTGTCCGTAACTAAACCAAGCATTGAACTTAAAGCGTAACGTCTTAAGTAAGTAATTGCACTTCCT